ATGGCAAAAACTAACATTTCTCCTGGAATGCAACAGTATCTGGACATCAAAAAAGATTATCCAGATGCTTTTTTGCTTTTTAGGATGGGTGACTTTTATGAATTATTTTATGATGATGCTGTCAAAGCAGCACAACTCTTAGAAATTGGTTTGACCAGTCGCAACAAGAATGCGGAAAATCCAATTCCCATGGCAGGCGTGCCACATCATTCTGCCCAACAATACATTGATGTGTTAATTGAGTTGGGTTACAAGGTTGCTGTCGCAGAACAAATGGAAGACCCAAAGCAAGCTGTTGGGGTGGTGAAGCGTGAGGTCGTTCAAGTCATAACTCCTGGAACGGTTGTGGATTCAGCTAAGCCAGATAGCGCCAATAACTTTTTGGTAGCTGTTGACTTTGATGGTTGCCGTTATGGATTGGCTTATATGGATGTATCTACAGGTGAATTTTACGTGACAGATTTGGCGGACTTTACGAGTGTTCGTAGCGAAATCCAAAACCTCAAGGCAAAAGAAGTCTTACTAGGTTTTGATTTATCTGAAGAAGAACAGACGATTTTGGTCAAGCAGATGAATTTGCTGCTTTCTTATGAAGAAACGGTCTATGAAGATAAATCTTTAATTGACGGCCAATTGACAACGGTAGAACTCACAGCGGCAGGAAAACTCTTGCAATACGTTCACAAAACACAAATGCGAGAACTCAGCCACTTGCAAGCCTTGGTTCATTATGAGATCAAGGATTATTTGCAGATGTCGTATGCCACTAAGTCAAGTTTAGATTTGGTAGAAAATGCTAGGACTAATAAAAAACATGGAAGTCTGTATTGGCTTTTAGATGAAACCAAGACAGCTATGGGGATGAGGCTTTTGCGCTCATGGATTGATCGACCTTTGGTTTCTAAAGAAGCTATTTTAGAGCGTCAAGAAATTATTCAAGTTTTTCTGAATGCTTTTATTGAGCGAACCGATTTAAGCAATAGTTTAAAAGGTGTTTACGACATCGAACGCTTATCTAGTCGCGTGTCTTTTGGCAAGGCAAATCCGAAAGATTTACTTCAATTGGGGCATACCTTAGCCCAAGTGCCTTATATCAAAGCTATCTTAGAGTCTTTTAACAGTCCTTGTGTTGACAAACTTGTCAATGATATTGACAGTTTGCCTGAGTTGGAATACTTGATTAGAACAGCCATTGATCCAGATGCACCAGCAACTATTAGTGAAGGCAGTATTATTCGTACTGGTTTTGATGAGCGCTTGGACCATTATCGTAAAGTGATGCGAGAAGGAACAGGCTGGATTGCGGATATTGAGGCCAAAGAGCGTCAAGCAAGCGGCATTAATAATCTAAAAATTGATTACAATAAAAAAGATGGATATTATTTCCACGTTACGACTTCAAATCTTAGCTTAGTGCCTGAGCATTTTTTCAGAAAGGCAACTTTAAAAAATTCTGAACGTTATGGAACAGCAGAATTGGCTAAGATTGAAGGTCAGATGTTAGAGGCTAGGGAAGAGTCATCTAGTTTAGAATACGATATTTTTATGTGTATTCGAGCTCAAGTTGAAACCTATATTAATCGTTTACAGAAACTGGCTAAAACTTTGGCAACGGTGGATGTTTTGCAAAGTTTAGCAGTCATTGCTGAAACCAATCATTATATCCGGCCGCAGTTCAATGATAATCATGTGATTACAATTCAAGAAGGTCGTCACGCGGTTGTTGAAAAGGTTATGGGAGTGCAGGAATACATTCCCAATAGTATCTCTTTTGACCAACAGACCAGTATTCAGCTGATTACAGGTCCAAATATGAGTGGTAAGTCGACTTATATGAGACAGCTGGCCTTAACGGTTATCATGGCCCAGATGGGTTCATTTGTGGCTGCTGACCATGTTGATTTACCTTTATTTGATGCGATTTTTACGCGTATTGGGGCTGCTGATGATTTGATTTCTGGGCAATCAACCTTTATGGTGGAGATGATGGAAGCAAACCAAGCAATCAAACGCGCAAGTGACAACTCTCTTATTCTATTTGATGAACTGGGACGAGGTACGGCAACTTATGATGGTATGGCTTTAGCCCAGGCAATTATTGAATATATCCATGATAGAGTTGGTGCTAAGACCATATTTGCAACGCATTATCATGAATTGACAGACTTGTCAACTAAGTTGACAAGTCTAGTCAATGTTCATGTAGCAACGCTTGAAAAAGATGGCGATGTTACCTTCCTTCATAAGATTGCTGAGGGACCGGCGGATAAATCTTACGGTATTCATGTGGCAAAAATAGCAGGACTGCCAAAATCCCTATTAAAGAGAGCAGACGAAGTTCTGACCCGTTTAGAAACACAGTCACGATCTACTGAGATAATATCAGTCCCTTCACAAGTTGAGTCAAGCAGCGCTGTTAGACAGGGGCAATTATCCCTTTTTGGTGATGAAGAGAAAGCTCATGAGATTAGGCAAGCACTGGAAGCTATTGATGTCATGAACATGACCCCGCTTCAAGCAATGACAACCCTTTACGAATTGAAAAAGTTGTTATAGTCTTTCAGCTGAAAATGAAAAAGATGCCTTCAATATAGAAAGCATCTTTTTGTTCTGTCAAAAACGGTCCGAGGCCTTCGGCTATTTATTAAGTGTGTTATAATAGTCCATAAGAATGCGAGGAAATTATGACAAACATTATTGGACTTGGAGTGGCAGTCTTTACAGGGTATTGACAGTCCTTAAGCATTGTTATGACTGTGTTTTTGAAAAAATATAGGTTTTAAGTTTCCTTAGACTTCCCTCAAAAGTCCACAAAAAGGTGAACAAAAAAAGACCTTTACAGGTCCTTTACAAAATGAGTTCAGCAGGCAAGAACTAGCGTGGTTTAGATACTACGCTTTTAGTTTGCCCTATGGCTTATTATAGCACGATTAGTGTCATTGAGGAAAAAACTACCCTCTCAACCAGCCTTTAAAGTTCCACCACTGGTCTTGGATGCTATCTCTCAAGCGTTGGTACCAAGTTTTGTTAGCTTCTTCTTGAATGTGTTTTATCATAGCATTCTCTAATTGTTTTTGCTCTTCCTCAGCTTTTCTTTCTTTTTCAATTTGTTTTTGCTCTTCAGCTTTTTGCTCTTCAGCTTTTTGTTCTTCTTCTACTGTAAATGTGTCTTTATAAGTAATTTGGCCAACCTCCCAGTTTCCGTCGTCGAAAAATACAAACGTTACTGTTTCTCCTTTCTTTAGAGGAAGGTCAGGACGTTCAGCTTTTGTAGGACATGTATTATTATCTATGTCCTGTTTATCTTTATTGACATTGTCATTAACTTTATTCTCTTTTAACTGTACTTCGTAATTCCCCCATTGATCCGAGCGGTTACCGCTATAATAGCGAGGATACTTAGGGACAGGATTATCAATTGGGCTATCGCTATAGCCAACTCCTTCCATTCGACATGTAAGATCCGTTTGAACTCTTTGACCATCTCTATAAACATCAACATACCAAAACTGAGGTGTATTTACTTTGATTTTTGTAGAACCAACTCTAAAATTCTCGATCGTGACACCAGGAACACCATTCGCGTACTGTTGCTTTTTAATCGGCTTAAATATATTTTCCGACTCCGCACCTTCAACTATTTCCTCCGCCTTCACATTCGTGGCTACACCTACCGTAAGCAACGTCACAGCTAACATTAATTTCTTTTTCACTTTATTCTCCTTAAACTTAAATATCGACCTCCATAATAACAATTACTTGTCTAAAAATTCTATTCTATTTTTTGTGATTTTATGAATTTTTGGCCTATTTAATCAGCTTTCTAAACGATAAAAATACGTTTACATTAAATTGTTTATTTTAAGACATGCTTCCTAACCATATTAGAAATAGATTGATTTTAGTTATTGTTAAAGGCGAATATTATTTTTTAACGCTCCACCCCTGTAAAATTCCACAAACTCAAGCAAGGCTCTTTTCTTAGTCTCATAATACCAGCTTTGACTTCTATTAAGTTCTTCCATAATGTCCTGTTGAGACTTTTCCTCACTGATCAAGTAACACTCAATCAGTATTTGTCTATATTCTACTTTAGACAGTTGATTAATGGCATACCTAATAGCGTCTAGTTCCTCTAGGGCGCATTCTCGGTTTATTTCAAGGTGTTTTCTGCGCGTGGGATGGTAATCTATATCAAACTGGTAAAGCTCGTCATAGCTTAAATCAAGGCTATTGGCGATACGTTGCCATCTATGGAATTCTTTCAGCTTACGAATAGCGTTCTTCTTGCTCATCTAACATCTCTAAAGCTTCTCTATGTAGTTTGAACACAGCGTTTCTTGAATAACCTAGTTTATCGGGTATCTCATCCCATGATAAGCCATCCACGTATCTAGCTTTGATAACAGCAATCTGTCTCTCATCTTGCAATGTGGCGATCATGGCTAGTCTCTTGTCACGTTCCTAGCTACAATATACTCCTTTGGGAGGGGACATAATAAAAAGTAAGTAGCTATGATAGTCAAGTGCTTATTTTACAATTTCAATTGATTTGATTTCTGATTCATTAAAACCAATATATGGGTTCTTATCAGTTTTTATTGTGATTTCATCATACAACTCATCTTCCGTATCAGGTTTTCCTGTGAATGTATTACAATGACCTTCAAGGACTTGACCATCAACAAAAGTAACTTTGATATCTTTTCCTAAATACTGGCATAAATTCATTATTGGTCTCCTTTCTTAGGTACTGTATGGGTTCTACTTTTATAATATTAGTTCCTATAGTTCAAATCCCACTTTTATTGAACTACCTCAGATAAGTGTTTTATAGCCTCACGAAGCTTTCTGTAGACTGTGGCCTCTCCTTTACTGAGTTGTTCAGCTATTTTCCAAACTTCTAAGTGATTAACATAATACATTCTTAAAACTGTTCTTTCAAGAGGAGCGTCTAACAAATTAATTAATTCAGTGATTTTTAATCTTTCCTGGATCAATTTATGGATAGATTCAGTGATTTTATCTTTGAGTTCTAATTGATTAAGTAGATGTTTCTCTATACCGTTGTCTTGACTTGTTTTTACTTTTGACGGAGTTAGTGTCGATTTCTGAAAAAGACTATCATCTATATACTGAAGTTCGTAATAAAGACCTTTAATCTCAATGTCTAAATGTTTGATACGTTCCAATTTAGATTTTATTTGCTCAGGTAACATTCTAACCCTCCAATTATGATATACTATAATCAAATCTGATATTATTCAAGGATCTTCCTTGTACCCAAGAGTCCTTTTCCTACAAAGTTTTGTAGGATTTTTTTGTTATTCTAACGTTTTTAGGACACTTTCAACAAAATCTTCATCATGAACTTCAATACCGTTAACGATATGAATTCCAGTAAATCCCCATTCTTTTTCATTATCTAAAATCTGTTGCTGATATAGCCTATAATAGGTTTCCCAGTCTTTCTTTTTTAAAGCTCTATCCATTTTTTTCTTATAGGGATCAATATATTCTATATCATGTCTTTTTTTTAAATTTGTGTTAGCAAATGGAAGTTGTTTGGTTCGTTTTTTTGAGTTATTCAACTTCCTTTTTTGTTTCATATAATGATTTTGTCTAGTTCTTATAGATTGCCTTCGACACTTGTCACTACAGTATTTTGAGACATTCGAAGAGGACTCAAAACCTCCGCCACAGACGTTACACAGCTTACTAAATACCTTCAAAAAATAATCCTCTCTAATCCCATTTGCTAACGTGAGAAAAAATGTACAGTGACGGCGTGAAGCTCGGCCGACCGACCGGGGAGGGACATACCCCCCATTTCATTAACGCGAAAAGAATTAATACATTTTTAAAACTATTTGTTTGTTAGTTTACGTGCAAAATCCCTAAAAGCATTTTCTTCTTCAATTTGTTTTTTAGATTTAATTCCTAACTTGCCAAGATCATTGTTCAATTGTTTTTCACTACGTTCACGAATCTTATTGACCATCTCAGTATCTTGGTGCTTTTTCCTTCGCAAATATTCTTCAGCTCCAGCATCTAACACACGTTGAATCTGCTCTGCTCGTTCTTCTTTCTTATCAGTTATAACCTTTAACATTTGTTTATCTTGATCCACTCGCTGTTGGTGGTCTTTCTCAGCTCTGTCTTGAAGCTCTCCGTACCAATCATTTTTAATACTCATTTTCATTTTCCTCCTTTTTCATAGCATTCACTAAAGCACTGCCCTCCATGGTATGATGATAAAAACTAAATACATTAGGGGTATTATATTTATACTCTAGATCATTGAAACTTATAACAGCACCTGTCTTAGTCCGTTTATACTGATCCTTATTCTTTCCTAACCCATACTGTAACTGATGTAACAGGCTATTCGTTGTTTCTATACTTGCTCGAGATTTTTCCGCTAATGCTTGAAGTTTCTTAATGTATTGAAACGCTTCTTGATTAATACTTAGTTGGTTGCTATCTTCAATATCTTGTAATTCTTTTTTGAATTTAAAATAGTCATCATAGGAAACAAGAGGTTCATTCATCAATTTATCTAAGCGCTTTTCATATAGCTCTTTGCTGTTTGTGGCAACAAACAAATCACTTTTAGCCTTGTCATAAGCTACTAAATCCACTGCATTTTGAGCTTCTGTAGCCGCCTGATTGGCATCTTCTATTTTTTTAGCCCAAACCTCTTGTTCTTTCTTTGCCTCTTCAATGGCTTCTTGATTTTTAAGCATCAAAGCATTAAATTGTTTTTCAATATCTACTGTCTTTTTCATTTTGTTTCCTTTCTGCTAAAAGAGAAGAACCCACCAACAAAACTAGCTAATCTTAATAGCTTGGTTTTGTCCGTGAGTTCTTCTCTTTTAGACTTAATTATTAAAATGTTTCTGTTTTAGCTACCTGGTAAATCCTACCCTCTTTAAATTTAAAGGTGACTTCACCATATTCCAGCCGTTCCAGTGATTCTATTTTACCATCTTTTTGGAAAAATATCCAACCGTCCTTAACCAATTCTTTTATTGTTCTATCTTGCATGCTTCCTTATTTTTCACCTTCCATATCTTCAGGTTGATTACAATAATCTTTGAAACTGTCGCAGATGCGTTTTAGATTGAAATTAATAGACTTGTCCTCGAAATAGGTCACTTCTAAGTCACCATCTCCGTTCAGAGTGGCTTCTGCTAGATTTTGCTCATAAGTCCCTGTGATATAACCTAAAATAGCTGTACTTGTTACTCTGGCCGTATCGTAGTCCTTGCATTGGTAAGTAAACATAAATTGTTTTGGTGCGTCTGAAAATGTTCTCATGCTATTTCTCCTTTGTGATTGCTATAATGTCTGGTAAATTGATGACGGCAGAAGGACATGTTACCCAGTTTGGTTGTCGGCCAGAGAGAAGGTATTTGACCAACTCATCATAAAAGGCGCTGTCTCCTTGTATGGTGATAGTGTTGCCGCCTCGTGTGTGTAATTTTAGTTTCATATCAGTTACCTGTACAAGACCAGTAAAGAAGTTGTGGTACTCATGTCTTCATAATTGCCATAAGTTGCTTCTGAAAGTTTGATATCTATTACAGATACTGATAGGGTAAATTGATTGACCCGATATTCAAAATCATCCAGTGATTCATTGCGTTTTTGATAAAATAGTTTGATTTTCATTATATAACCTCCGAATTTTATACGTTTTATACGTTTGGTTTTTCAAACGTATAAAATTTAAAGTCAGTCGTATCAAGGGGTTAAGTCTCTTTTTATACGTTTTATACATTTTATACGTTAAATTAAAAAAGTATATATAAGGATTTATAAGGGGTTATTTTATTAATACTCTATACTGGAAAATTTTAAAATAACGTGTTAAACGTGATAAACGTATAAACCCCTTGATATGACTGGGCTATTTCTTTATACGTTTAATTTTTTAAATGCTAAAACGTATAAAATGGCTAAGTTTTCTTTTGATTTTTGTGTGCTGGCCAATGATTATAGTACCCACGTTCATTCTTTGGCTTTTTCTGTTTTTCGGGTGATGCTCTACCGTTAGCGTAAGATGCGCTAGCAAACGGGGGTAGATCTTCTTTAGGATAAAAACCTGTATGGAGTTGTCGACCTACTGGTATGACCTTCTGGCCTGCTTCAAACCCTTCAGGCAGATTGCTTTTGATTTCTTTATGTAACCCTCTTTCTGATTTTATTTGTTTGATGTCATAGTATTCTAAAAAGCCTTTCCAAGCATGATAGACAAAGCTATTAGGAATAAATTCGCTAGTGAGCTCATCCGTGAAGAACTTAGAAACGAAGTCGATAACCGGGTTCATCTCTTTATGGTGTTCTTCCAGTATCTCAATAGATGTTTTTGGGTTAATGTCAGTGATTGGGGTTTCAATCGCTAGCTTAAGCAAGTATTCAAGGACTTCTTTGCGATTAATATAATCATTTCTGATAGCTTTGTTGGGCTTTACTTTAAATACTTTGGTAAAAGGCAAGATCCTAAAGCGTCTATCAATGGCGGACTTATCGCCGTTCATTCGTGGTAAACCGTTGGAAGATTGTACCACAGTCATGTTTAAACGGATACTATACGGGCGTTTCCCCTTGTCCTCAATCGTCATAATGTCACCCGTGGCTAAACTAAATATATCAGACGTATCTTTGATAACTGCGTCTTTTTGAATATCATCACCAATTACAATGGATTTCCCTAGAAGTATTGAAGTAGTAAAGCGACTTTTTGCTAGTTCTGTTATTTTAAGGCTTGCCACGTTATCCATACCTACTAAATTAATGAGTAATTGCTGAAAAGTCCCTTTTCCTGTTCCACCTTCACCAAATAACCAGAAGATTTTCTGCAATGATTGTCCTGTGATACTAGCTTTAATAATCTGAATAGCAAGGTTATAAAGTTCGGTGTCACCGTCAAATAACTCTAAGAGCCAAGTAGTGGGTTTCCATCCCTTTATTGTCGGTTCTTTGGCTTTCTTGTTGTAACTTGTCTTAATTTTGCGCGTGACGGTTATATCTGGAGTTAATTCTTCAAATCGACCAGTTTTATAATTGTAGAGCCGATTTCCGATAACTGTATATTGTCTTTGAATCTCCTTTAGTTGACTTTGCCTAGCAATTTTGTAAAGTGTATCAAAAGCTTGTTTTTCAGTTGCGTTTGGGAAAATAACTGAAATAAGATCTTGTAAAAACTCATTATCTTCTAGCCAAACCCCGTGATCAGGATGAAAAAAGTAAAGTGGGGCTTTTTGTCCTTGAGCTTCAGGTTTAACTCGAATAAAGCGGAGATAGTGTTTAAGCATAACAGCCACGCCCAAAGTTGTTTTAGGTAAAGCTTTTTCACTGGCTTCTTGTCCTTTTTCTTTAGCTAATTCTTCATGTTGTACCTCGGTCAATTTACCCGCTTTTACGTTCTCAAGGTGCTTGCTATCAGCCATAACGCCATCATAGGCAATCTTGAAAGCTTCATCTTTCATCTCTTGACATTCCTTGATAAGCTGACCTCTAACGCCTTTAAAAGTGCTGAAATATTTATCTTCATTCTCACGCGCTTCAGTGATTTCATTTTCTAAGTTTTTCAAATCTTCTTGCTCTATGGTTCTACCCTCTCTTTCTGTATTCTGCTTTAGCAATGCTGGTAAACGTCCTATCTATCTCATCAATGGGTAGTGGCTTTGCCGTCACACTGTTAGCTATTTGTACCAGTTCATAAGCCGTCTCTAAATCACAATCCACCCATTTATTAAATAGCAAGCCAATAAATCTAGTTAACGCCATGTTACGCCCGCCTTCGTCTCCAAAACCATTAAACAAGGTATCAATGACCCTCATGGTAATAGAACGCTGACTTCTAGGGCGTGGCGTGTAAGTAGTAGTAATCTGTCTGTTTGGTGTGCTACTGTTTTTAGGAACCGGATAATCAAGACCACGGTTCACATAGCGCTGATAGTCTTCTGGGTCGCCTGTTGTAACGGGTAAGCCTTGTAATTGTGACCAGGTAAGACTAGCTAAATCAAACGGCAGTCCAATCTTATCGGCTATCTCCTTGACCACTTGTTGATAAGTAGTTTCAGTCATCACGTCACTAGGCTTCACGACAAGGCGATATCGTGGCTTCTCAGGGGTGTGTTTAATCGTTGGATAAATAATATAGTTGTACTCCCCAAATGTCTCAGAAACGATTTTAGGTAGGTTGACGCCTGTTTCTATCTCGTCATAGTCAAGAAAAATCAAATCGCGATAAACTAAACTAGCATTATTGCGCTTATAGCTACCGTTTTTCTCTGCTATGACCTTGCCACTTAGGCAGTAGGGGGCTTGTGTTCCTTTATACTCATTAATGGCCATGCCTTCGGGCGGTTTCAAAGGCTTAAACTGAGCGATATAGTCAAATGGTTCTAAGGGTCCTTTGTAGGGGTACAAATAAGAGCTAAAGCCTCTTGCTTCATAAATAGCCATCTACACATTTACCCCCAAAAAGATAAGAATATCACTGACCTTGTAATAATGTTTCCTGGTGTCTTCTAGTGGTGGTTGGTATCGTCTTAGACCAGCTTTTTCCCACCGTTTTAGAGTTTTGCCTTTGATATTTAATTCCTCTTTGACCTGTTCAGCCGTTATCAACCCTAATACTCTTGGTTTAGGTTTCTGGTAGTCTTCCAAAAAGCGATTAAACGCGGTCAGGTTTTGTTCTAATAGTTTGGCTTCATAATCTTGACTAAATAAGTTCATACCTAACCTCCTTTGAGTAATTCCTTATAACTGGTTAAATCGGCATTCAATAACACACTTAGGCGTTCTTGTTCCTTTTGTACTTGGTTGTAAAAGGCTTTAGCACCATCTAATAATTCTTCTTTGTTAGCTGGAATAAAGTAACCACGATTGAAACCGTGCCTAATGCCGATAATAGGGACGTTATAGCGCGTGATTAAGCTACTGATGATACTTTGGACGGAGCGTTCTTCAAGTTTCAGTATTAAACTAATCTCTGCCCCTGTAATTGGGTTGTCTGCCCCAACCTTAATCAGTTTAAGGACACGTCTATAATTCTCTGGTAGTGTCATTCAGTTCCTCCCTAATTGTAATAATGGTTCTGTGATTGAATATAAGCGCCATAATTTGGGTTAATTCCTTTGTTCGTTCTCTGTTCAATATCTGGTAAGTCAATTTCAAGATAGCTATGTTTCCTTAATGTGATCAGCAAAAGTAAAATTAATAATGGAAGTAGTACCAGCAACTGGCCAGTTGTTAGGTTTAATTCTTGGATCATAACTTTAGTACCTCTCTGTATTCACCAATAATAGTTCTGTGATTGAATATAAGCGCCATAATTTGGGTTAATTCCTTTGTTCGTTCTCTGTTCAATATCTGGTAAGTCAATTTCAAGATAGCTATGTTTCCTTAATGTGATCAGCAAAAGTAAAATTAATAATGGAAGTAGTACCAGCAACTGGCCAGTTGTTAGGTTTAATTCTTGGATCATAACTTTAGTACCTCTCTGTATTCACCAATAATAGTTCTGTGATTAGACAGTAATTGATTTAAAGCCAAGTTTGAAGTGTTTAGAAGTGAAATAATACTATCTCTGTCATCTTCCATGCTTGCTAATTCAGAAACCTGTAAAACATCACCTAGTTGACCTAATAGGCCTTCATAATCTGTTAAAATACTAAATTCATTTGTTGTCATTCATCTTCTCCAATTTTTTTAGTTTTCTGTGTATTGACCAAAGTTGGCTTATTCCTGAATTAAAGACTTAATTTAATGGTTAATTACTATACTTGTTTCTTGTACATTTCTTTTTGGCCAATCTACTGCCAGCGTTTACCGCTAAGGACTTACCAAGTTAATCTTGTGGTCATGTAGGTCCTTGACCAAAACAATAGATTGCCAGGAGTGATTTTCTTTGTGTGGTTTAGTTTTCACTAATGCCGATACCAACACTAATACTTTTAAGCTCTAGTTTTAAGGGATAGCGCCCCCCCGTATGGTCATTTTTTCTGAAATATGTTATAATAGAATCATAAAAACTTTTCTAATCCCCTTACTTGCCTGTTGGTGGATTTGTAATTTTAAAGCCTTGCTGATTGGTCTCTGCTGAGGCTTTTTTTGTTGATCCTGTGTACATTTTTGGGAGATAGTTCACTCTGGGGATATAAATACCTTGCCGATGTGGCGGAAGTGTTCAGAACGTTCATCTTGTTAGTTCTGACACTTTAAAATTGATTTTGTAGTGGCTTACTTCTCGGTGGCTTCGCAAAAGGTGAAACTGTACCTTGTTTCATTGCCACACAAATATAGATGCGTCTTCCTCGTTCGTCTAGTTCCTCAAGCAAGATATTATAAAGGTCTAAACGCTTTTCAATCTTCGTGATGTGACGTCTGACTGAAGTTTCAAATTGCCATGTATTAGACTTTTCATCATAAATGATGACCGTTTCCCGCTCCTCTGGTAAGTATGCCATGTTGTCACCTCCTTTCTAATCTTCAATCAAGAAGTTCATTACACTAGCAAAGATTTTTTTAGGTGCGTCATAATCGCCCTGTTCAATCTTTTGTAACGTGCGTGGTGTTACGTTCATACGTTTAGCGGTCTCTGACTTAGTTAAATCTAAGCGACCACGTTTTACCCGAACTTTTTCAGCGTGTTCTAAAGTTATTAGCATTTTTTCACCTCCATAAATTTTATTGTTCAATCACACAATTTAGTTGTGTGTTAATCTCATTTTAGCACAATTATTATGTGTGTCAATACATTTATTTTGTATTTAGCACAGTTTTATTGTGTAAAAATGTTTAAACGTGCTATAATATTGATTGAAAGGTGTAAAAATGAATAGATTAAAAGAATTAAGAGAGAATAACTCAATAACCCAGCAAGAACTAGCTGAAAAAATAGGAGTACATTATAGAACTATTCAAAATTGGGAAAAAGACACAAAAACACAAATCAAACCTGAAAAGGCCAAGATGTTAGCAGACTATTTTGATGTATCGGTTGGATATTTGCTTGGTTATACAGATATTCCCCAAAAATATGAGGATGAAAAATTCTATAAATTTAGTTTCGATGAGGAAGAGACTATTTATCCATCTTCTGACATGAGGGATGAAGACGAAAAAATTAAGGAACAATTTATTGAATTTAATAGATATTTAAGAAGATACGGCGTCTTTATTACTAATAATGAAATTGATACAGTGTTTAAACTTATAAAGCATTTGGATATCAATAATTTATATAATGGAGACAAGTTTTTAGTTAGGGGTGAAAACTTCACTGGTCAAAAACTTAATGAGTATAAGAAAGGTATATATTCAAACATTCTTGACCCTTCCCCTGATCTTGATTATACTGACCTTGAAACTGAAATATATGACTATGTATATAGTGAAATGTATGATTTTAGAAAATTAGATGTTGAAAAAGCCCAAGAATTATTATCTGTTTTAAAAAATCATTATGGGGAGAGAAACTATTTAGAAGAACGGAAGAAGTAATCCCTTCTAAAGCAAAAATAAAATTTATTCACCTTTACTAATCCATTTACTTGCCTGTTGGTGGTTAGAAGAGGTAAGAATATGAAAATAATTGAGTACAAAAAGAAAAACGGTACAATTGTGTACCGTGCTAATATCTATCTAGGCATTGACCAAGTAACGGGTAAGAGAGTAAAAACAAGCATCACAGGAAGAACACAAACAGAGGTCAAGCAAAAAGCCAAGCACGCGCAGTTTAACTTCCTGTCTAATGGTTCTACAATTAAAAGAAAAGTTGTGATTAAAACATTTAAAGAACTTAGTCATTTATGGCTTGAAACCTATAAGTTAACAGTAAAGCCTCAAACTTATGATGCTACTGTTACTAGACTTAATCGACATATTATGCCAACTCTGGGCAATATGAAGGTTGATAAGATAACCGCTAGTGATATTCAAATGCTAATTAATAGATTATCTAAATATTATGTCAATTATACTGCGGTACGTTCAGTAATCCGAAAAGTTCTCCAACAAGGAGTATTGCTAGGGCTAATAGATTACAACCCAGCAAGAGATATTATCCTTCCAAGGAAGCAGCAAAACGCTAAGAAAAAAGTTAAGTTTATTGATCCGTCTGATTTGAAATCTTTTTTAGAACATTTAGAATCTAGTCAACACAAACGCTATAACCTTTACTTTGATGCAGTTCTCTACCAACTTTTATTATCCACTGGCTTGAGGATAGGCGAAGCCTGTGCATTAGAGTGGGGAGATATTGACCTAAAAAAAGGTACAATAACCATTAATAAGACTTACAATAAAAATTTGAAGTTTTTGAGTACAGCTAAAACCCAGTCTGGTAATAGAGTGATTAGTATTGACCAAAAGACCATTAGAAGTCTAAAGCTCTACCAAGTGAGACAGCGACAATTATTTAATGAAGTTGGTGCGCGTGTGTCAGAGGTAGTGTTTGCCACGCCAACAAGAAAGTATTTTAATGCTTCGGTTAGACAAAGCGCTTTAGATACTAGGTGTAAGGAAGCAGGGATTGAACGCTTTACTTTTCACGCTTTTAGACACACTCACGCTAGTTTATTGCTGAACGCTGGTATTAGTTATAAGGAACTTCAGTATCGCTTAGGACATGCGAATATCAGCATGACTTTGGATACCTATGGCCATCTTTCTAAGGACAAAGAAAAAGAAGCTGTTTTATATTATGAAAAGGCTATGAATAATTTATAA